AGCCAGGCTCAGAGATCCCTTCGCCATATCATCTTCAAAATCTACCGCCATTTTTGCAGATGCTGTTCCTGCTGCTACAGTTGCTGCAGACATCACAGATATTTTCTTACCTACATTTTCAATTGCAGTTCCAGCCTTAGTACATCCTTCTGTAAATGCATTAAATTTATGTTCTTTCAGCTCTTTATTTACATTTTCCAGCTCTTTTTCCATCCCCATCAGAGCTGTCTTTGATTTTTCTGTTTTTACCGTCTGGTTGGCCAGTGCCGTCTCTGTTTTACCTATTGCAGATTCATTTACCTTGTACTGTTGCTCCAGGCTGTTCAGTTCATTTTTTAAAGCCTTGGATTGTTCAGAGTTTTTTCCTGTTTCTTCCGTTGACTTTTCATATGCAATTCTCGCCTCATCAATCTTAGACTTTAATTCTTCCTGCTTAGATTTCTGATCTGTCAGCTTTTTTGTTAGCTTCTCCTGCTGTTCACTGTTCAGCTGTACAATATTTTTTTGTAATGATATTTTCTGTGTGAGTGATTCTGCTTTTGCTTTTAAGCCATCCGTAGCTGATCCAAACAACTTTGCTTTCATTGCTGCCGTAGAATATTCCGCAGATAATACACGCATCTGTGCCGCTGCGGACTTCATCTGCTGCGTATAACTGTTCGAATCAACACTTAATTTAACGCTTGTAAAAGCCATCTGCTTTCACCCCCTACTGGTTCTCATTTATAGTATCCAGCTCGAATTTCAGATAATCGAGTAATTCCTCCATATCTTCCTTCATGCACTGGCTATAAGAGTTTCTCATAACCTGGATTGCAATTTTCACAATCCTATCTATAATTTCACCGCATATCTTCCAGCGATTATTTTCATTCTCATCCAAATCATCCTCATATCCGTTCTCACGATCATATTCGTCAAATGCGGATTTTTCTTTTTCAATCTGCTGTACTTCCACCACATTTAACATTTTCTGCATGAGGATGTCCTGCATAATAAAATGCACTGTTTTTACTGTTGTGAGGAATTCAACCGCATCAATCTTTCCGATCTCTGCGATTGGCACCTCATTATTTAGTAATTTTTGCAATATTTTTTTGTTAAAAAAATTTGCCTCTTCTATCTGTTGTGTCTCATTTTTCTCCATGAGACTAATGTACTGCTTGTACTGTTCTACTGTGATGGAATTTATAAAATAATACTTTCCACCGCAAGTCAGCTCAATTTCCGGAATCAACTTGCGGTCTAAGAATTTTTTGCGATTGTCTCCATCCGTTTTGCAAGCTCATTTCCTACCCCTATGTCAATTCCCTGGAATTCCATAATCAATCCTGCCGGATCAATTCCTGTTTTTGGATCTTTTAATTCCTCTACCGTGAACTGATTGCCATAGACGCTACAGATGCACTCACACATATCTGCTATATCTTTCTTTGTATATCTCGTATGTGCATCAACTCTCTCTTCGATTTCCAAATAATCCATATATCCATCAATGGATAATTTAGGCATCTCATATTCCTTATGGTTCACTGTGATTTTCTTGGTCATTTTGCCTGCCTCCTGTTATTCTTTTAATTATTCATGTGCCTTATCTTTTTCCTGTACCTTCGAGAACCAGTCCTTAATTGCTGCAGCTGCATCCGTATCCGCTGTTACAAGATTGGACTCATCCACAGAAATTTCATAATCATTGTCTAAACTGCGTTCATAAAACGATCCCTTGATTGTTTTGGTTGTAGGGGAAAGTTTCCCTTCTCTCGTCTGTGCTTCCTCGCTTATTCCTTCCGCAAATTTTCCTGTATACAGCCATCTAAACTCATATTTCCCGTTGAGTTTACGTTCTCTCCACCCCAAAGCAAGTTCCGGTGCTTTATCATCTGCCGACTTTACTAAAAAACCATTTTCATAAAGCTGACCAAAAATATATGCGCGGTCCTGCGGTGCAAGTGCATTGACTTCCAGCTCTACATCCGTACCTTCATAAGAATTGATCACCTCCTCTGTTCCATCATCGGAATAGATTTTTTCAGAGGTCCACTTTTCATCTATCTTTCCTTTAATCGCCCGCGCTAACTTAATTGGTGTTTCTGCTACATATCCTGCGACTGTATTTTGTGTAACGCGCGCCACATAACAATCTTTAAATCCACATGTTCTGCTACGAACAATCTCTTTCGTTGTCTCACTTACTTGTGTTACCTGTTCCTGTTCATTCATGATCTTTTATTCCTCCATTTCATAAAATTTGGTGATGAGCGCGGTCATGTACCGGCTCAGTGTCTCGCCGGATTCCGCCTGTCGCTGCCGTACTTTGGTATGCAGCTCCAAAGGAATTTCAGCGCAGAGGTTGCGCGTTTTTTCTGCCATAGCAGTTCCTCCGATCTTTTTAATGGTAAAGCTAAGATACCCGAAAGCAAGCGCGAAAGCTATGACCAAAGCCAACGAAGAAGCGGCGTGAAACAGCGGCGATACCAACAAAGCGGCTATGCCGCCCGCATGGCCGCGGCGATCCGCGACATAATAAACTCCACACAGGGTATCGCCACGCTGTTGCCCAAAGCTTTGTACCTTGCACTATCCGACGCGCCGGGGATGTCTGTCCAGCCGTCCGGGAAGCCCTGAAGCCGTTCACATTCCAAAGGTGTCAGGCGGCGAATGAGGTGATGTGTTTCAGAACAGGATGCGTTGATGATACACTTATCCTGACTGACGTATTGATTACCGATACCTTTTTCATCTCCGCGGCATAATGCTCCAACTGTTTTTTGATAAAGTTCTACGACCGCGTGGCGGGCTAATCCCCCGGGGTGGGTTTTTCCGCGGGGGGGAGCTTTGCCAC